ACTCTTAATTTAACAATATTGTTGAGCTGAAAAGCTTTGGCATCAAGGGCTTTGATGATACCTAACCATTTGTTGCGTAATAGAGCAAAGTCGTTGATGATTTTTTCAAAGTCAACAACATCAGCTTCACCCTCTACAAATTTTTCACAGTCTCTAGAACTTAGAGCACGTTGATAATTTTCTAGATACTTACGAAAATGCTGAGATCGAAGCCGCCTTAGTTCAATATGTAAATATTCTAAGATAGCTTCGATCTCTTGAAGTTGGTTAAATCGATTCTCTACAATGCCGGGCATGTTGGCTGCTGCCTTTTCTATATTTCCCGCTATGCGGGCATCACTTTTTGCAGCCAGTAATTCGGCTTCATAATAAGCCGCAGCATCTGGAATAGTTGATATATCCTTTGAGACTCGATCGTACCAGTTCATTCTTCGTCTTCGTAGTAATTGTCGCTGTTTTCTTCACTGTCGATCGCATAGTTTATAGCATCATCAAGATAATCATCAACTCCAAGCAGTGCCTCGAGTGTCGATTCTTTGATACTGTAGTCTAGCAGGGTATTAACGAATTCGCCAGCTGTACTAGCTCTATGTTTCTCCGGAATGTGTTCTACTACTAAGGTCCAGATGTCAGCAATAAGGTCTTCTTTCATTCATTGATCTCCAAGTCAGATTCAATATTAGTTATCTCAGTTTGCGGTTTTTCGCCGTGTTTTGAAATATCTTCCATAATACGATCTAGTCCTTGGTTCTCGTTTCTTTCCCATGCTTTACGGAACTGCTTGATGATTTCGCCATCCTGTGTAACGTAAACAAGACTGTTGCCTTCTTTCTTGAGCATCCCTTTTGCTTCTGCCAGGTCTACCAGTCCGCTATACGGATTCATACCTGTTTCGTAGGGAATCTTAACTTGTACGCTTTCAAATGGTTTAGCATAACGAGTTTTCATGATCTTGCATCCTGCACGGATACCTTTGACTTCTGAAATCTTGTTGCCGTCCTCATCTTCTTTGAGCTTCATCTTCTTCATAGCAACTACGATAGACGATGCGTAGATAAAGCCTTGACCTCCGCTGATCTTGTCGTCTGGATCAAACATGTCTTGACTTGCGTATGTGTGATTAGTGGCTACTAGACCAATATTCAAGCTACCAAACATGTTGACACAGTTACGAACAAGAGCAGTAAGTGCCTTAGGTTTACGACCCATGTCGCCTTTAAGGTCGCCTGCTTCAAACTGATTAATATCGGTGGGTGTCAGCAACATGCCCAACGAGTCGAGAACAAACAACACCTTAGGACGTTGATCTTCTGGCATTTGCTTATACTCAGCAACAAATTCTGTAATAGTTTTTGCTACATCGTCAATCATAGCCATGTTAAGTTTCAGTAACTTATCTTCACTAGTGTCAACACTCAAAGCTTTGAGCCAAGCCTCATCGAGTGCATTTTCACTGTCAACAAGAACAACAAAAATTCCCTGTGCTTGCGCAGCCTTGATAAGATTGCCAGAACAGATATAGCTCTTGCCACTATTATGACTTGAAATCCCGTCACCGTAGTAACGATGATTATCGTGCAAGATTTCAAAATCATAGCACTCTTCCTCGCCGGCCGGAATAATAGCAAGCACTGGTTCCTCTCCTGTAGAGGTAATAATCATTGCTCCTTCGTCAAGCTCGCTAGCAAGCGCCCAAGACTCATCGGCTAATTGCAACATATGATTAGTGGCACATGTTGTTGTATGTGTAGGAGTAGTTACCGTAACTAGCGGCAACACTCCTTTATCAAACCAATTACCTATTAGTTGGTACCCGTCGGGTGTATCGAGTTCGATGTTGTATTTGCCTGAATTATACAATTCACGCAATTCATTAACGGTTATTTCTTTTTCGATTGCCATTTATTCTCTCTATAATTAGGTCAGCCTGCTGTTGCGGGTTTTTGCGAAAATCTGATTCCCATACAATAATAACATCATTTACTAAAGAATCTTGCATAATTTTAGCCATTCGAGCACGATCATAGTTCCATCTTTCCTGAGAGCTGAGATTATGAACAACAAAATCTGCTTTGAACTTTGTAGGATTACGATGAAAAAAGTCCCCGAAAAATTCAACCACTGTGCCGGATGCTTTGTGAAAAAAATCTACCCTATATCCGTTTAGTAAAAACTCGTAATTTAACGAGTCGTAATAAACTTCACTTTTACCAAGTTTGGATGCCACTAGATCAAATAACGACTGTGACACTTTGCTCGGCAATCGTCGTATTTTTCTCAATCGCTCACACATAGCATTATACTTAGATAATGCGTCATTCTCCGAAACTCCTTTGTGCATTAATGCAGGCACAGAGTGCCCTTTTTTTAAGCATAATTCTGCGTAATCATTATTTTTAGCCAGCGTGTCCTTCCACTTGTTAATACGTTGATTAAACTTATCAATATAGTCATCTTCTCCGTACTTAGATTTATAATATTCTAAACCGTTGGTAGTTTGAATTTGTTTAACTTTGGATTGGGCATCTTCGTCTGAATACCCTCGTGAAATCCAAAATTCAATAGATCGACACGAGTATAACGAAACACCTGTAGTGATTAATGTTGCTCGTTGTGCTCTTTCTTTTTGCACTGATCGTACAGCCTCTACAGCCTCTGAGTGTGTCATTCCTTGATTAATCCAGTACGCTAAAGTATTTTTAAAATGCGATGTTTTCTTATCAGACTGCTGTTGGTACACTTGCTGCCAATATTGTTTACCGTACCTAAGCAGTTGAGTATACTTAGTTGTGCCTGGAATACCTTGTAATCGTTTTACCCTACCGACAATATTTCTTAGATTATTTTTTAACATAATTGCTATAGTTGCATGCATATTCTCTGCACGCTTTGTTGATCCAAAATACTCTAACACTTTTAATAATCGGGTATATTGTTGAGCGGTAGGCAAAAAGTTTTCGCCCAGTATATTCTTTACTGATTTTCTGTTTAAAAACCGACTTATCTCTGTATCTTTCATATCTGTCCCCTGCTACCTGTTATTTAGCAAATAGCAGGAGACACTGGTTAAATATTTTTAGGTGTAATGCGAGCCCTGACTACAGCAGTTCCGGGCAAACAACCAGATTCACCAGCAAATACTGTTACTTTGCCTAGCGGAATACCTTTATTAAAGTCTCCGCTGATCAAATAGTTGAGTGCGTAGTTACCGGTTGAAACCCAGTCAGTTGGATCGTTAAAGCCAATACTAAGGCCTTCGATAGACTTAGTAATACTTCTTCTGAATTTTGAGATGTCAAATGCCTTGGCCATTATTAATCCAACTCCATAGTGTTCCACTCTTTAATTATTGCTAGAAGTTCTTCTTCTGTGTTGCACATTATCTTAGATGTTTTCCAATCCCCGTCCTTGTCACGACCGCTTACGTCTACCATCCATCCGTTATCATAACGATACACAGTAATAGATTCATTTACTTTTTTAATTTTGCTTAGTTTTGCCATGATTAGTTTCCTTAGTGAGAAGAGAGCATGAACACTCATGCTCTCTTTGTATGTTTACTGTGTCTTACGATTGCGAATCATAGCAAGAATATCTTGCGCACGACTCGCACCAGCATCACTTGCAGGGGCAGCAGCTTTGGCGGCTGGAGCAGGAGTTCTTACTGGGGCGGAATCTTCTTCATCCCACGGAGGAGTCTCGTCAGCAGATGCTGCCTTAACGGCCGGTGCTGCGGAAGTACTACGACCAACTGGATCTCCGGTGGCACTTCCCATGCCCGCAGGCTTAAAGTATTGACCCCAACGATCCATATCGTAGGCTTCACCGTCTACAGACGCTTCAAACATTTCCTTCATTACCTTGAGTTCAACGTCAGTTGGCTTCTTAGGCAGGAAGTCTGACAGATTATATAGTCCAAAAGATTCGATTGCTGCATTCTCTTGATCACTAAGAGCACGTTCACGCCGACTCCACTTACTAGTAGAGTAATCTGCAAACCCACCCTTGCTAGTCTTAGCCATACGGAAGTCAACTCCACGCAGATAATCTGTTGGAAGTTCTTCCAGCTCGGGATCCATAAGAGCGCTGCGAATGATCTGATAGATTTGAGGACCGATAATAAATCGGCGAATAGGATTCTCAGGAATATTATCTTCCTTGAGTGGGTCTTCTACTACAAAACCTTGGAAGATATAACTGCGCTTCTTCCAGTACTTACGACCCATTTCTTCAAGACTCTTGTCTTTAAACCAAGATCGAACTTCACTTAGAATAGGACAAACTGTCCCGTCATTATACATCTCAACACAAGGAACCTGGACCTGAATCTGACGACTGTCAGTTTCACCTTTAACTCCTGCAAACGGCAATTTGATCATAGCTCGTTCAACCCAGAAGAAAGTGTTGTTAGAATTACCGTCTGGAAGGAATCTAACTACTGCTTCCTTGCCCTCAGGCATGTTCCAGTGCGGATAGATACCGTTGTCGCCACCGGCGCCGCCGGCTTTGGGTTGTGCTGCTTGTAATTTTTGCCTAATTTCTGCTAATGATGCCATTTTATGATTCTCCTTATAGCCTTAAAAGTAAATGGTATATGCCTTAGTGCACACAGTAATTATGTGCTTTTTATTTAGCAAGGTCAACCGTGAATTGATATTTTTTTAGTAGTATTACTAATCTATCTGAGTAGTCGCTATTGCTTACTGCGACTTTGATAAGTATACAACACTTGTGAGTTAAAGTCAAAAAGAAAGGACACCAAAGTGTCCTTTCTCGAGCGCTTAATCCGCCCATATACTTCCTACGAGCAATTCTTAAAAACCTAGGCCTTTGGCAATCCCGGATAAGTCCTTAATTCTTGCTAATTCATCAACTGCTTCGTGTTCCATACTGTCCCCGAACCGTTGTCTGTAATTGCTTGAACCCATGCTATTGCGTGAGCCAATAACTCCGATACCTTCACCTGATAATAATAAGTCATACATTAATTTAATAACATGACTTTTAGAAGTCATCATTCCAATCTTTTCTTTGAAATAGTTTATCTTTTCAGGTTTCATTGGGCGTTTACCCGGGGCCATAATTAACTCAAGTGCGCGACTTTTTATTTCATTAAGGTCATTCAGTATTTCTAATTCATGAATGTCGTCGGCAGTAAAGTTATCAGCGCCAGCTTTTGCTTCATCAACTCCCATGTCAAAACTTTCTGTAGCTTGCTGGCTCTGGGCTAGCGCGCTCTTCATCGCTGGAGTTACTGAATTATAAATTTCGTCACCAAACCTTTGCCGAATTTCGTTTTCGTCTCGCAGGTCAACAAATTTACCCCTGACCATAAATCCTAAGACATTTTGAAGATTGATACTTCTCCAGGCCTTCTTAGCAGCTTCGGCTTTAGCTTGTTCTTCTTCCATTCCTGCTGCCTTGAGTTCTTTGAGTGACTTGATATATGCGTTAATGTCGATTACTTTCTTGATATCGTTGTTTTGTTCGACGTTGAGTTGCTTGTCAGTTTTTTCTCGTGTGCTAGGAACATAAGAGCTGAGATTCTTCTTAACTCCCATGTGCTTTACAGTGCCATCCTTTTTAACAAAAGCTACACTGACTAGGATGTTTTTGTCAATTGAATCCCGTAGTTCCGCTAACTCGTCACTGCCCGAAAATGACTTATAATCTAGTTCAGTAACGTTAGCGTCTTCTGATTGTAACCCTGACAACTGTTTGATTCGGGCTAGTTCTTGTAGTTCTGGGCTAGCTTGCTGAGGAGCCATGCGTTCAACAAATTTACGAGCAACTTGCTCTGCTTGTTCTCCAAACTTCTTGCCTACCATCGTACAAACACCTTCTGGTCCTTTAGGGAATGTGCCAGAGTCTCGATCATAGAACGATTGAATAAATTCTGCTAATTCTCTAGTGTCGATTTTTTTTGGATGCTGCTGTTCTAGATCAACATCTGACATTTGAGGTTGACTCGTCGGCACTGCCGCTGGTTCAGCTGCAGGTTCTTCAGCGGCTGGTGCTGCCTCTGGCTCTTCCATATCACCAAAATCGAGTTGATCTAGTACTTCTGGTGCTTTTTGTTCAAGCCATTGTTTTACTAATGGGCGCACACAGCTATCTGGATCTTCTTTTGATGCTGCTTGTATTTGCTGATAAAGTACTGGGTCTTCAATGATACCTTTGAGACTTTCTATTGCATTAGTTCCATCTACGCCTGCAGGAAAATGTTGTCCTACTAGTTCTTGTAGTTCTTTAACAGCCTGTGCTTGTTCTTCTGCATTTTCACTGTCAATGGCACTCTGTTCGCCTAGACCCATAACCCATGATTCAAACTGGCCAAACGGATCTATAGCGTCTTCTGTTTCGTCTACTTCGATATCTTCATTAGTTTGTTCTTCAGTTTGTGTCATTGCGACTATGTCGTCGTAGCCTATAGAATTATTCTCCTGCATAAGTCTATACAATACAGGAAATACAGATTTGATATCTTCTTTAAAGTTTTTAACTGTGAATTTTTCTACAAAATCTTCTACAACGTCTTGCGGAATTTCTAAACTATCCTGTGCCTGGAATTTTTCTCTATACGATTCATAATAACCTTGTTTGGCTAGTTTGGAAATAGTTTCACGTAGCTGATTTAAGTAGGACGATGAGCGTTCTACAATGCTATTATTTTCGCTGTTCATTAAGTCATTACGAACTACATAGTTACCAAAGCTCTTGAGCTGTGCTATTTCTTCGCTCATCCTAATAATACTCTTGCCTAGGTCGTCGTATGGCAATCCACTGTTGGCCACGTGACGTTGCATAGCACGGGCACCAGCTAAGTGGATGAACGGATATTTAAATCTTTCGCCGTCTTGATTTTCTACAAATAGCGCAGAAATGTGTCTAGTTCTTGCACCAGGTTGTGTGTCGTCCATGACCGCTTGATTATGTTTGATAATCAAGCGGGTGTCCATTAGTTTTTGGTAGCTTATAGTTCTGCTACCATACATATTGCTTTCGTTCATAACTGATTCTCCGACAGGTTTTTGTATAGTGTTGGGTGATTGCTGTTGTGGTTTATTAGCATTTTGACTTAAGAATACGTAGTCTCTTTTATCTAGGTTATCTTTAGTGATATCCCTTGGATCAAATGCCAATAATCGTCTTTTAGAAAATTGCCTTAGTTCACGGAGAAACTGATACCAATTGCTTTTTTGTTTGGTATCCATAGGTTCTGTTATGCCTCGGCTAAAATAAACCTTCATAGAGTTAGGTTCAGCAAGGCTGATACTAATGTGACCAATGGGATTTTCTCCCTCCATGTAGTCGAAATCAAAGAATCGAGCTTCTTCTGGGTTGATAGTGATCTCTCCGGTTTCTGTGCCTAATTTTAGACCTCTAAACCGACTACGTATTTTGTAAAAAAGATCAGTGGCTATATTATTTCTTGCATCCATAGTTGTATTTATCAAAATCCTGTACTAATAAAGATCGGCATAGGCATATGATCTTCTGTGATTTTTTCTGTCATTCTGTCATAGATCTGCGGATCCCAATCTGCTAGTACAGCAGCCATTCTAACTATTAATAATGCTGCGCTAACTAAATCGTCGTGCTCGCCTGTTTTAGCACCAAAACCTACACCGTGTGCTACAAATGTTTTCAGCTCGGAAATCAGCGGCTTTGAGCGTATAAGCATTTTGTTCTTTTCAATCATATTTTTAAGTTGGCTGCAAGCTGTGATTTTAGTACGATGAGTAGTATTAAATCCCTTGCGGAACTTGCGCACATGCCCTTTGCGTATTGGTTCGCTTAAGAATAGTCCGTTGAAGTTTTCCTCACCGATGTTGCTAATAACAATTAGTGCTGCTTCCCCTAGGGTGTTGTTCTCGACGCTGTAATATATCTGAGGAGCCCCACCTTTTTCCTCTCCTCGATCGTTAATATATTTTAGTACTTCTCTTAGATGTTTAACTTGCTGTTGTATAGGAGTTAAATTATGCCGCCATTCTGCTACCTGTTCCATTTTAGGCATTTCAAATACCTGTATGGCACCATAGTCTCCGCCTGTGCCTAGACTGGGGTCTAGAGATACAAGATATGTGGCCTTAGGGTCAATATCTTTGTACCAGCGTGTTTGCCCCATGGTCATTACTGGGTCAACTCCTTCGAGCTCAACCAATTTGACAGAATTAATCAGCGTTTCATCAAAAATCAAGAACTCGCATTCGAATTCACGTCTAAATCTTTCTTCTCCAATTTTATTTCGTTCTAAGTTAGCCCATGCTTCGTCTCGATCTGGATGCTCGCTCCAATGTGCAAAATAACTGAAGAAACCGTTTAAGCCAACTTTTTGCTCGTTACCAAACTCGTCAAACTTTTTATTAGCTTCTTTCCATATCAACGCAAACTGATCTTCGTCTGAGTTTGGCGTTGATGTGATAATACATTTACCGCCAGTGGCCAATGTTGGAGATAGTGCTGTCCAGAACTCTTTGGCCTTTTCCGGTGGTTGCACAAACGCAAACTCGTCACATTGATGCGAATTAACACCATTTGCAATAATCACATGATTGGTTGCATTAAATATCTCGTATGTGTTTTCTAATACTAAATCTTCGATGTTTATGATTTTTTTAGAATTTTCAAACGAGTCAAGCGAATCGCCGATTGATATTTCACTTACTTTAGTTTCTCTTCGATCTATAAAGAATCTATGATCTAGTGTTGCTATTATGAAAGTATTATCGTCAAAATAAATTTTACGAGAATGTTTATTTGCATTTTCGTTAAATATGATTCCTTCAAAATCTTCCCACCCGTTAGGTGTTAAAATTTCATATTCCGTATTACTCACATAATGTTGATTCATAAAATCTTTCCAATAACATTGCACCAGACACTGGCAATGAATGTTGTATGTCTTTTTTTATTTCGTTGATGAAATAATTAAATTCTTTTTGAGATTGCTCAAAGGTATAATCAATTTTTGATAATAACTCTTCTATAGTAATTAACGATTTGCTATGCTTTGATAAATTTTCTTTCCAAGGTATCATTTGTAGGTTTGAAGGACTTCCTATAACTAAAGGACTTATTTGATTTTTATAACCATTCATGATAGAATAGATATGATCAATATGATAAGCGCCAGGGACACCGGCTAATCCTGTTTTATAACCTTTGGTAACTTGATGTCTAACTTTTTCGGTCAAATATAAAACAATAGATTTATATCGATAAAATTCATCTCTAACAGAAGGATCCAGTATTAATCCCTTTTCTGCTTTAGTTAGATTGCCTTTTCTAATAGCTTTAGATGCTATTTGAGAATATCCGTTTCTTCCAAACTCATCAATATTGCTTAAATGAGTTGAGCGTGTTTTTAATCCTTTTTGTTTGTATCCAGATAATCCAGATTCATCAATTCTAGACAAAGTTTTTTTGGCTTTTTCTTGACTCATCTGATACTTTGTTTTTCCTGTAGTTGAGTCGATCTGTTTTAATCCTTTTTTAATATTCTGTTTTCTTGCATCAGATACACCCCTAACACCCGGATATAAATTATCGTAATCTTCAATAGTCATTTCTAGGACACGTTCAATATAAGATTTTTTAATCATACTCACCCGCTCGTTACTTACAGGACAAACAATGTAATCTATGCCTTCTTTTAAATCGCTGTTATAAAGATGACTGTTTCTATATCTATTGCGTTTTATAAATTCTTTAATTTTTTTGTTCATATTTTATTTATACAAATGCAAACTTGTCACACGATTATTTTTTCAGCACCGGATATTCTACAATATAATTCAACAAGGGTTATTTCTTCTTCGATTAGTGTCTGTTTATTTCTAACTTTTACTTTAGTAGTGTCACCGTCTAAACAATAAATTAGAGATAGAGACTTACCTCGACCAGTGTTTTCCGTTGTAGTCGTTGCTTGAATCCTGGCGCCGTTGTCATATTCAATAGTGTTGCGGTTATAGCTATGCACGCCAGCACGAATAAAATCAGGTAAGTTTTCATATCCGTATCTATATCTATCCATAATGTCCTTAGCGCCTTCGTATTTGTGCGCAGCGATAAGAACTTGACAATCTGGAATAAACATTGTATACCAAAGTAGATAAGCAACAGCACAGGTTGTATTGTGTGTAGGTACTAATGTTTCTCCTGCTAAGAATAAATGCTCATCGTTATCTACCTGAAGACATCTTACAGGGACGCTAGTAGTCTGTGTTATTGAGCGAATATAAATTCGTTTATTCTTAAGATGATTTTTATTATTTCGTTGTCTTTCAAGTTTTCTATCTAGTTTAAATACATCAAACTCATTTACAGTAAAACATAAGGTGTAAGCATCTTTATGTGTAGTCTGTTTACAACTCAAAGTAGATTTAATTCCAAGGCTACTCAATAACAATCGAACCTGTTTAATTAGTTTTTCATTAGACTGGTAGAATCTGCAAACCCCGTTTTTTTCTACAGTCCCGTCGGTGTCCATCAGCCCTTGCAACAACTCTATTCGCACCTGAGGACTATTAAAAATATAAGAATCCGGAATGTGTTTATTACCCCATAGGTCTAACTCTTTAAAGACCTTAGCTCCACCTCTGACGTAGAAAGTGCCTGTTCGATGACTGCGTTGGTCTAGGGTAAAGCAACTCACTTCTATCTGTTTTTCGAAAAATATGTTGCAGTAATTTTCGTAGTCCTCTAAGGTACATGTAATTCTCAAATCCTTAGATCCCCCGTCACCTAGCCAAACTCCAAGATAATACGGATCGATGGCCACTGGGGAGGATTCAAACTCTACTATCTCCGTATGTTTAATATGCAGACTTTGAGAACCATTTTTAAAAAGATTGAATCTTTCTATTAATTCTAAAGTAGTTCCTGTGACTTCTCTTGTTAGATACGGATCATACCAAGTCCACAGATGTTCGGCATCCGCAACAATTTTTTCGCCATGTATAAATTCGATCTCATAACACAACCGATCGGTCATTGTTTCTGTGATAAACGTAACTTCTGTAGGTTTACCGTCTGGACCGAAAATAGTATCGCCAACCTTAATATCCCCCATTTGAACAAATCCACTAGGTGTTAAAATAGGTGTTGTATTACTGAGCGCCTTACCCATCTGGCGGGGAAGCATTGCTATACACTGTTTGTTGTTGTGATATGCATCGATCAGTCTTTCCTGATACTCGTACAAGTCAAACGGAATACTTCCTCGAACCGGATGCTGTATTTTTACAAAGTTTCTTGCAAAGTACCGTGGACCTGTAACTGGGTCCATGCACTTTTCTAAGTGTTCTACCTCTTCTAACGTATACCGTTGTTTAGCAAAGGCCTTCTTGACCAATACGCCTTCTAGTGATTTTCCCATGCTAGTATTTAACCATTAATCAAAGAAGAACATATGCCATAACCGACCGGTTTCCATATTATGACCAAAGTATTCCGAAGCAGCATGTATCATTCCACCCCTATAAATTACCAGTCGATTGAACACATTGCCGACGTGGTCTACTGTTTCAAAAGGAGTTCCGTCTAAAAACGTTTCTTGAGAGAAACAATCCATGATACCTTGCTCTCCGTTCCAACGCACTCTGTTCTTTTTATGTGCCAGTAGTCTAGTACCTGCTTGATATGGAGCATTTGGAGTTAAGTATATTAATCCTGCCCATTTTTGTTCGTCGCAGTGATAGACTAGCGGCTGACCTGCTACGTTAAACTGGAATCTACCGTTGTACCCGTGACCTTCCCAATTCGAAATAGGTTCTCCTATGATTTCTTCGAATCGTTCTTTAATGCCTGGAGGGAAATATTGTCTAATTGTTCTGCGACCAACATAGCCATAATGATCCGGATTGTGCTCAAATTCTTGATTCATTGCAAACTCACGAACCGCATACGGATCTTCGTAAAAGTTATCAACTAAAAACACAGAGTTTAAAGGGGTTTTATTAAACTTCAATAAAGGAAGGTGTGTATGGTCAAACTTCAGCGGTTCTTGAGCAACCTTGGGTTCAGATATTTGTGGTAGAAAAAACTCTTGAAACTTAGGGGTATTGTGTAGTAGTTGAGGCAGGTTATCTATAGGATATTCTTTCAACGATGTACCCTGCGTACTCATAGCGTCGACTCCACCAACTAATGGCTGGTAGCCATCTATAAATTCTAATCGTACCCTTCGGCCTAGTGTGGAGTGAGCTGCATAAGCGATTGACGATCTGTAAGAATCTTTGCGTTGCTCTTTGCTGCCCATCCATTCAAACTTCCACCCGGCGTTTTCTATAACATTATTATCACGCAAATAGACATTAAACACACTTCCGTATTTAGGATTACGAATGTCAGACGGGCGATGATCTTTTAATAGTTTGCCCATACACAAATAAGGGCCTGCATGCTGTTTTTCAACTCCCGCAGTGTCAACAATTATTCTATCTGCTCGACCTGAGAGATGTGCCATTAACAATCTTAATACCGGCCCTGGGTTAGATTTAAGAACACCGGTGTAATAGTCTATGTACTCTGGATCTAAAATCTCATCACTATCCGTGACATAACACAGACTGTCGGCAGAGACATGATCTTTGAAAGAATCCCTTAAAAGTCGTTCCCTGACTTTAGAATCAGGCTCTTCTGCAAGATTGGGTAGTTTAACTTCTACAATCTTAATATTGTCTGTTGGTATTCCTAACTCATCTAAGATTGTCTTACACGAATAGGATTTGGACATCCCAGAATAAGTATGATCACCTTCGGCAATAATAAACAGGTCAACATAGTCTTTTAAAAGTTTGATTCTAAAATCTAAAAGTTCTTTTTCTCCTGTGTATGTAAAACAGTTTACAATGTGTCGTTCTTTCATTTGTGTTTCCTTTATTTGTTCTTCACCTAATAAAAAATCCTTAACACGGGGCAGTTCAAAGATTTTTTTAGGTAATACACTATGGTCAATCTTTCTTAGCTTGTACTTCTTTTCTGTTGAAATATCTTTAGCTAGATGATTAGACAAAAATTCAATAGTGTCTTGTGATATGTTGTTTATTACATTTAAGTTTCTGTGATGTATAAACGCTTGACTCTTGTATAACTTGCGTTGTTGATCGCCCATCCATGTAAAGTGCCAACCGAGATTTTCAATACGACAGCCGTTGTGAGTAGCGAATAGCCCATTCCACGGACTAAATTCGTTGGCAACTCTGTTTGCTTTTAATACTGTTATATCTGTGGTCTTTATATGATGTTTCATACAAAGGAACATCGATTCGTCCCATGATACAGAATTACCATCAATGTCTGTTACTTCAAGATCTGCTCTTGATTCTAACAATCTTAACGGGACTCGAACTACAGTTTTTGGATTATTCCTTGCAATATTTACAAGATAATCTATAGCTAACGGATCAATAATTTCATCACAGTCGCTCATTATAAAAACCGTATCATCGTCGAACTCGTCTACGATTTTAGATACCGCATCACGCTGCAATCTTTCTCTAGTCCACGAGATAGAATCTTCTTCACTCCTAGCACTAGTGGCATGACAGAAATCTATGTAAGAAGAAGTTTGAGCTTCGTTGGCATAAAGATCAACTTCGAGTACTTTTATTTTTTCGGCCGGTAGATTTAGTTCGGTGATTATCCGTTTAAGATTATACTCTTTTGGTAAACCACTATGTGTTCTGTTAGCTTCGCTGATTACAAATAAATCAACAAAGGGTTCTAACATTCGTATTCTAAGTTCTAGAAGTTCGGTTTCATTAAAAAAGGGGAAACAATCTACTATTTTCTTCATACGATTATTTAATGAAAAAAATAGGCTCCGAAGAGCCTATTTGGATTTATTTAAAAAGTATTAAGCTGCTACAGTGAAAGATGCTGCTGCTTGTATAGTTGTTCCAGTAACATCAATATTGTTTGGGCCAACTGTGGTTCCTAGTCTGCGAACACGAGTTTGTAGTTCTGTTGCATTACTGATATTTTTGTCCATGACTAGGTGCACAACCCCAGTATCCGCATTAACGGCAAACCATGCCAGAGGGCTAATTTCTTTGATGATCTGTTCCAATGCTTCGTTGACAGCGTCGTCTTCCGCTCTAAGATCAATAGCAGATGCACTAACATTTTTTACAGTCATGATGTACAGATTACAATTTAGGTTATACAGTGTTCCTACAGTAACACTAAGCCCATTTACTCTTGTGACTTCAGCCATTATTTCTCTCCTTTAGCTTCTGCCAGTCTTTGCAGAAGTTCTGCTCTAATTTGAGCACGCAGATCTGTGCTTTCCATGCGCTGCATCGGATTATCACCGCCAGCAACTTTTGGGAATGTTTTTTTAGGTTTATTCAGATCGTTACCATCTCGGATAGACGAATCCATGCCCATGTAGTCTTCGTCTGGTTCGTTGGCAAACTCTTCTTTTTTACCTGACTTATCCATACTAAACTTAACTATAGGACCGTCGTCATTTGGCTCATCGCTAGGTTCGTCGCTAAGATCAGATAGTGCATTTATAGATGGTCGAGCCGACGAAATATTCATGATGCTAGGCGGAACACTCATTGTCGGCAAACTAGGTTCTTCTGGTGCTGTATCTAGATTTACTTTAGCAATAAGTTTTAAAATATCTGCAATGCTTTCCATACCCTGAGCATTCATATTGATGCTCATACTTGGAGGGGGTGCAGACGGTGTGGTTGGTGCCGGAGGTGTCATAGGCATTGCTCCGCATTCGTCTGCAAGCTGTTCTCCTACAGGACGATCTAATTCCTGCATTCTTGCTAATAATTGGTGAAAATCCATAGTTAACTCCCTAGTGCACTTTTAGTGCCGGCTTTATCTGTTTTGGCCTTAGGAAGTTTATATTCGCCTTTGCCTTCTTCCTTGTTACGTTCTTTTGCGGCCTTTTGTAAATCTTTTAGAAATCCTCGATTGAACTCATCGCCGAAATAATCTTTATGTTTAGCGTTGATTGTTTCTTTGTAGTTAGAATCTAAAAGCAATGCATCATTTTTAGCATTTTCATCAGCATCCATTAGCGCTTGGTCTTGTTCTGAAGGTTCGTTGCTACCTCTAACTCTAAAGCACTCTTCCATTATGCCTAGATCTTTAATATCTCTAGCAATCTCAGGTGCAGTCACAGGATACTCTGTTATAACTTCGTAAATTGTGACTTCTTTGTTAGTTAATGTAGGAAAGTCTAATGGGACTTTTTGCACCGGTGTAGTTGTCATCTTTTCAAATGTAACTACTTTGCAACGGTCGAGTCGATTTTTTAAACGATCTTCAAATCCTTCTGGAATGTCGCCGGCAACTTTGACCTTAAAGCTATAGACTTTTTTGGACTCGATGAGGTAATCTTTAAAAGTTTTCATAGTAGTATTTAGCTCTTTTGACTTAATTTTTTCAGAAGATCGTTTCGATCAGTGATTATATAGCCTTGTCCTTGCAAAACGTCGTTAGGGTCATCGCCTGCATCTTTTTCAATCTTTAGTTTTTTAAGTTGTAGGTCGATGGCTTTAAGCTTCTTATCTATTTTTGCAGTCTTAGCAGTTATAGCATTTCCTATCATACTACTAGCTACTTCAAATATTCTCCCTGCATATCGAACTTCAACATTCATACCTAGATCCATAAGCTCGTCATAGGCTTGTTCTGCTTTGCTGGCAAGGTTGTCTAATTCAGTGTCGTTTAGGTCATCAAGTTCTGGCATTACAGGCAGACTTTTAGATATCTCTTGCACTGCTCGATACGTGTCATCAACAGAAGTTATTTCCTGGTGTTTCGGCTTTTCAGGAGGTGAGTATTCTGTTGCTTCGTTTAAATTAAACAATGTTTCTAATTTTTTAGTCATACTCTTACTTATCTACGTTTTGATCCTTGATGGAATATGTCAGATTCATTAACTACCCTAAATTTTATTCCGTATTGCTTACACCAAGCTATGGCGGCTTCCCATTTAGCCATATTTTTAATGTATTGTTCTTGATTATAGATGCTCTTACCTACTTGTTCTCTAATAGTTTGGTTGGCTGGTTTTACTTCCACCACTTCTGCATGTTTTTTTCCAGTTTTATCAACATATTGTATAAAAAAATCTGGCACATATATTGTCTGTCGTCCGGTTAACGGATCTCGATATGGGATTTGAATACTTTCACTTGCCCAACTTTGAACTCCCGGATGCTCGTCGAGCATTTTCATGAAAACAAATTCCCAACTACTTCTTGCCAAGGGGACTTTTTTCCCAACATACTTGTCGGTATTTTTCATTTCAAATCGGCCCTGTGCAAATTTAGCCATTATGCTGCTATATTTCTAGTAATGTCAGTTTTAGTTATTTCAGATCGATAACCCAGTGTTGACGTAGGTACACGATTATTATTCATAACCTCGCTAACTAACGCACTTAATTGAACTCCGTTAAACCCACTCATTGTGTCTAACAATACAAATATAGGAGTGCTGTCTATTTTTGCTTGCCTTAATAACACAGAAGATACAACTATCGAAGCATCAGTATCAAATCCTCGTTTTTGAAAAAAACTAATGCAGGCATCAACTTCCGTGGCATTATATTCTAAAGGAGTCTCACCGTATGTGTCGAAATATAACCTAGTACTAGCAGCACTATCTTCAATTTTCTTTGATGGTAAATTTGTTGTTGTCATTATTTTACTACTTTTTTCTGAGAAGCTTCTGTAGAATCTACAGATGCAGACGACTTCGGAAATATCGCTGCAATACCTCCTACTGCCTTTGTTATGTTAGACGGGTTTGTTAAGATATTAACAGCTTCTGCTTTTAGCCCATCTTTGCTTAGACTTTTAATATTTTTGTAAGTATTGATTCCTTTTACTACGGTTCCTAAGAATCCGCCAACGCTTCCGAAAGCAGCCCCTCCAGAGACATCTCCAAAAATTTGCTCCATACCATCTAAAACCCCGCCTTCACCAAGCAAATTTCCGACCCCGCCGCCGGCTACACTCAGCGGACTTGGAAGAGTGTCATAATGTAATGTAGCAAATCCTTTCGGATTATCTACAGTAACATTACCTCCGGTGTAATAAACCGATTCGTATTCTACGGTCATTGTGCTTTCTAAGACATCGCTTTCTGCATAAGATACAGTACCGTGATTCCAGCTTTTAATTCTAGGATTCACTAAAGTGTATCCAACGAATCTCCTACGGCTCATGGTGTAGATACTGATAGATTTTATAAAAGGCAGGGAAATATTGTTGTCTAGCCCGTACCTAAATTTCGATAGTTCACTGTCTACATTTCTATATGCTGTTTCTGAAAATGCGCTGGTATTATTATTTCGATCTGCTACATAATAACTATAATATAATGCCCACACTGCATTTATGATACCTGCACTGTCGTCGTGCATTGTAAATGTCAATGGTTCGTAATTTATTTGCTTATAAACTATTTTTTTCCTGTTATATTGGTTTTTTACAACAGTATCAAAGTTATATTTAGGCAAATCTGTACTTTTAACAAGAAGTCCAACTTCATTGATATGCTTTTGTCCAAAGTTAGTAGATTTTATAACAGCTGGATTTAGCTCAAAGCGAACATAAAAATTAAATTTCGTTCTAGGACTAAGTCTATAGGTATCATCGATGAATAGCCGTGTAGCATGCCGCCAATTAGAAACAATGCCTTTAGGATTGGAAACCCCTCCAACAAAACTAGAAAGGTATCTTGTGAATTTATTTGCCATACAATATTTATGTCACAAAAAACCCGACTCAATGTCGGGTTTTTTGTTAGGATGATATTGATTATCCTTGTGCAGACGACGCGCCTGTGACTGCAGCACCAAGTGTCCGAGCAACACTGTTGCCGATACCAATTCCACTGTTGTTTGCACCGAGTTGATCCATGTTATCAAAGCGGATTGTCAGTGCAACTGTAGCTGCTTCGTTTGTGGCATAATTCATGTCACCGTAATCAGCATTCATAACAATACAACCATAGCAGTTAATAGTTTCTAGAACTACTGGCTCTAGTGTACCATTACCGCCGTCTAACACTTCGATACGAGTTGTAAACTTGTAATCAATACCAGAACGTGCGGAAGCCTGCTCTAGGAAGTCGAACTGCTTCTGAATTTGCTGTCCAACTAGCTTCTGCACTTCACCAGTAGCATCATCACGCAATGTTAGAGTTAAGACTTCAAAGCTTGGCTTACCAGCTAGGTATACTTTTGAGTTGTATACATCTAACATGATTTCTTCAAAGTTAACCTTTGGACGAGTTACATCAGCTACTTGCTTCGTTAGTTCGGTTGCAGCTGCAACACCGAATCCTAACAGAGTTACCCTGAAGCGATACTTTAGTTTTGGCATCAGCATTACTTGATTACCACCTTCAGTTGGAACTCCCATATTGTTTAGACTAGTAATAGGCATTTTTAGATCTCTCCTGTGTTCTTGACACGCAACGGTATATAGATAAATTCGATGGCTTTAACTGGCTCAATAGCTATGTCAACCCATAATTCATTTCTATCAATCCTTGCTGGTGTGTTGTTGCTCTCGTCGCAGACTACAGCAAAGTCGTATAGTGCTCTTAAGCCTACTAATTCTAGCAATAGGCTTTCAACTGCTTGCTTGATTTCGTCTCTTGTGATTTTGTCATTGGGCTCAAACACATACGGACGAGCTAGTTTTTGTAGCTGGCTACGTAGGTAAACTACTAGACGTGCTACATTGATACGATCCAATGCACTGGCGTTTCTTGCACGAGTCTTCTGGCCGTAGTTAACAAGTCCAACTCCGTTGAAGAATGTAATTGGGTTAACTTTTAGATCATAAAGGACGTCACGTTGTCCTTCGTTCAATGATACAGTTTGGAATTCTCCGCTTAACGCATCAATGTAGCCAACTGCTGTGGCGTTAGTAATACCACCGCGGCGTGTGCCTGCTGGGGCAAACCATGGGTAAGAAACACTGTCACTTAGAGTAATAGTTCTTAGCATCATGTGACTTGCCGGAACCACTGCATTTGCACCGCCTAGATCAGTAGTAAATCCATTTGGATAGAATACTGCAGAATACTCATCGTAGGTCACGATGCCTTCGTCGCCGTTGTCTGTGACTAAATTAGCATTAGTACCCCAAGTTGTTAGACTTGTTGCATCGCTTGGTAAGCGTAGAGGTGTATCACCCACTACAAACGCTGTTAGACCACGGTCGATATTTAGGTTAACAATATTGCTAAGTAGCTCAGGATAGCCTGGTGCAGCAATTAAGTTAAAGTTACGACGTTCTTCGTCGCGAATTTCTTGACTAGTATCAACGACACTCTTCAACGCTTGGATAACCACCTTGCGTTGTGCCTTGCGACCAAAGCTACCAGAACCATCCTCATTGTTGCCGCTAGAAGTTACCCAACGATCTACAGCATAATCTGCCATGCTTTCGCCCCCGGTATTCAAGGGATCGTAACGTGGATTATCTAGAGCATTGTCAATGTAACCATTTCTATAGATCTTAACATTACCGCCGCTTCTGCGTAGATTCCATAGCAACATACCTGCTGGGTACAATGCTGGATCTGGTGCATCCGGATCTAAGAAGTCGCTAACACGATAGTTTTCAATAGTTGCGGCTGTATTTCCGGTCTCACCACTAACACCGTAACGTGCATCAGCAAATAACACCCCCTCTTCAGTCAACTGGTCTGTCTTATCAATCTGAACCCATTCAACTAAATTAGAATTCCACTTATAGATTGTTGGGAAGTTTTCGATATCGGCGGTGCTGATCCATACGTGTTTATCAACGGCTTTTTGTTGAGTAGTTAATGCTGGTTCACTAGCTGCTACGATAATCTGTGCATTTTCATAATCTGGATGGTTGTTGAAACCTACCCATGTATTACCGTCGTGTACCATTAAATCCACATCACTGAATTCTGGATTGTACCATAACTGTCCGTCCACTGGTTCTTCTAGTGGGGCGTCGCCGGTTGCAGCAAATGCAATCTCCGACATAGGTTGCCAGTTAGTTCCGATATAAGCATCAGCGGCAGCTTCAGGTAATACATAGAAATTATCAGAACCTGTAAACAGCAATCCAACTAAATTATTAGTTCCAGCAGTTAATCTAAAATCCCCACCGGTTTTGTGTTGAACAGTCAGTCGATTGTCAACAGTAACACCTGCTTCAATGTGACTAAATCCTGCACCATTAATAGCTGTTGCTAATGTTTGTGCATCGCTGACGTTGCTTGCTAATGTAGCAGAAACTTCAACAACATTTAAATCAGCTTGGCCTCTTAGAGACTCGGATATTGTGAAAGTTTTCAAGCCAGAAGATAGAGTTCCTTGGCCAATAGCAACTGAAGTTATGGTTGTAAACCCGCTAGCAGATCTTCTCCAAACTTTAAACGATGCAGTTGCCGGATCAGTATCGTATCCAGAATGTTCATCACTATTAATCTGTGCAAATAACGCATTTACTGGAAGATTGATACCACCACCAGCACGATCTAAATTATAAACAGCATCATGCGTTGTTGTGTAGAGCGGGCAATCTACAGCTAACCAAGATGTTGTAGCGGAATCCCATCTCTTAACCCTCCATCGAGCGCCGTTGTTTGGTTCTGTGGTCTTAACCCATACAGATCCGGTAGGACGCTTGATTTGATTTGCACTGCTATCTTTCCATTGAGGAACTTGAGTATGCGGTGTCATTTGCAATGCCGGACCGTAGTATGTGTCGGCAACCATTCCAAGTTTTTCGAGCACATCGCCGGTTCCGGTAACGATAATAGCATTGCTCTTAGAACTGTCGCCGTTTATGTCATTGGCACCATTTGTGTAAAGATAAACTTTACCTTGAACTGCTTTTGCACTAACACCCTCAATGCCTGCACCGTTGATCGCAGCAACTAGATCGGCAACTGTGTCGCTGCTAGAAACTGAAACAGTAACACCGTTGAGAATTAAGTTTCCATTTCCTAGTGTTACTACGGTTTTTCCAATGACTGTAGGATGGCTTGCACACCATTCGTTTGATCCAACTAGCACCCAGTCGCCTGATTGAACACCAGCCTGGGCGTTACCGGCACTCTTGTACCATACCGTAGCTACATCTCCTTCAGATGCACGGAAAACTACGGCATAATCTCCAATAGATGCGCCTACAGAAGTAGCTGGTCCGCCTGTGATACCGTTAAAATTAATGTCTGCGTCGTCGTCTGTGAGAACCAACGGAATCTTGGTCGAGAACTTTTGCCCTCCAGTTGTACTAACTGCTGCACCGTTCCATTCTTGAATACCCCAGGATGTAGCCTGAGTGTCAATCCACCAAGCTCCATTAGTTGGATTTGCTCCCGGGGCGTCGGCTCGACCTTCTAACTGTGCTAGATCTACGTCTGCACGTACCATAAAAACCGAGTTCGTTACACCTAGCAAACTGTATGCTGCCAATAGACCGTATTCGTTTCTCTCCCCGCCGTGGATTGGTGTAGAACTTGCTGTTTTTTCAAAAAATGGAGTACCGTAGAGATCAATAAGATCACGTTGGCTGGTTAATCTGTAAGCCTTGCCAGCATTGGCTTTAGTTGTTGCAGCAGCTAATGTGCCTGCTGCGTTAGTTTTATCTTGTGCAGTAGCTACAACGATAAGAGGAGTTGTGCCAGGCTCTGCTGGTGTATAAAAACTCTCGTCAATTACCGTAACTTCTACGCCTGGTGAATTTAGTGCCATACCGTTTTTCTCCTGGTAATGTTATTGCTAAAGTATTTACCAGTATGTTTAAAAAACGGACGGTTATACACCTAGAAAAAGGGCAGAAAAGGGCGGTTATAAATATCTATATGCGCCCTTTATGCCGATCCTGTAAAGAAAAGCCTTGTGCAATAAACTACTACAAAGGTAAAAAAGCATTTTATCGTTCAAAATGCGATAGTTGTGCCCGCGGGTCACGACCTACAAAGACCAGGTGGCAACAATTAGGCTACAAAAAGAAAGACCTCTGCGAGAAGTGTGGGTATAAGAGCAACCATCAGGAACAATTTAATGTATATCACGTAGACGGGGACCTCAATAACTGCCGTCCTAGTAATCTAAAAACTATCTGTGCTAATTGCCAACGTATTATACAGAAAGAAGGTCATCGATGGAAACAGGGCGATCTTCTAGCAGACTTCTAATTTGTGAATAAAGATCGTCAATAGTTCCGTTATTATCGATCACTGCGTCAAAATCTGTCCCTACCCAACTAGTTTCACTAGAATGAATCTTTAGTCTTTTAAGTTCTTGAAATGCTAGATTATATCCTTTATTAGCTTCTAAGGCCAGATTATACCAATCAGGAAGGTCTCCACGTGTGACCCAAATAATCTTTCCACCGGCATTACGAAGGCTGGAGATTTCATTAGGAAACCTACAATCTGTAATTACAACATTATCTTTAGAGTTACGGAGTTTGTTTTCTAAGCTAGCAATCCAGATATCATCATGGAATCCACGTCGGCAAACTTCAGTACCCCAGTACTGAAGAACCCACCGAGGAGTTAATGTGGGCATGTCCAGCCGATCTGCCCACCAAGGATCTACCTGTTCTCGCCATTCACGTGCAGATTTAGTGCGTCCTTCTAGCATGGTTCGGTCCCAGCCAAACACTGCTGACACAGCATCTTTTAGAGATGCTGCGAAACTTTCTCTACGAAACTCGTGGAAATTTTGTAAGTAGTCGGCAACTGTGTCTTTGCCGCTACCAATGAAACCCACTACCCCCACTAACATTTTTTTATTTTTTTGACCTGCATTTATCACTGTGCCACCTCGCATAATTCATAGGATCTACTTCCTTGCTACAATGATAACATAGTTTTTTAGGTGTTGCAAGTTTTTCTTGCCTATGTTTCTCGTTGTTCTAGAGAGTGCATTTTGCCAAAAAAACCGTTTTCTTTACCAACTTTTTTACTTTTTCTTTTATGTGAAGAGGATAAGATACCTATGACATTAACACAACAGCATCAACCAATCACCCACGTATAACCTGATCCGCCTGGGACTAAGGTCATTAGTTCTTGTGTTAATCTATCTAGGTCAGCTTGCCCTTCTGTCTTCATAGCAGCACCGTTGAGACTTGTGCCACCTTGAGGCCCAGCAATTTGAGCAAACTTTTCACGAGCTTGTCCTAGCATGATCTTACAGTTGGCTAAACTGTAATCCTTGATCCACTGCCCTGCATAAACGTCGTCTATGATAGAAAAATCTGGTCGTACGTTATAGACCTGCAGCATAACGCTTTCTTCACCCCGAGGACGTTGATGAATAACTAGTTTATGGGCCTGTGGATGCCATGTAAAGTTGATGTATGAGCCGAACATTTTACCTACTAGCTCTTGATACTGTGCGAATAACTCATAGGTTAACAAACCGCCCATGTTAGTCGAACTTAATAGGTAAGTGTTAGTATAAGCCAAGTTAAAGGGCTCAAATACTGTACCGCCCGTACCGTTTCCAGTTCGCGAACCAACACTTCTACGGAAAATCTGCCGAACTTGTTGTATTTCTTTGGGCAGTATATATTCGTTTTGGCTTTCTTCTAGAGTCAAGAATACATAGCTTTCTTCCACAGCATTGTCGCTGCGCTGACGGAACACCGCTAGAGCACGATTTAGAGCAGTTTCGTAATGTATAGGGTCTAACTCAACATCAATGAGACCATCGCCTAACATGGTTTTGCAGTAGTCGTAGACGCTTTGTCTAGCTTCATGTATGGTATTCATGTAAGTATTTAGCATTGGGTAAATAATACTATCATAGAGTTTCTAGAAAACAAATAGACCAAATGACATTAATTATACATCATTTCAAGGAGAATCAAAATTCCTCGCCTGAGCCTATATAGACCCGAAAAGGGCAACGACTACAAGTTTATAGATAAAACAGTTTTCGAGATGTTTTGTGTAGGCGGCGTTGACGTTCTCGTACACAAATATCTGGGACCAGGATCTACAGAAGCATGGGATGCTGCAAAAAGCTACGACGTAGGAGCCCAAGTACAGATCAACAACACCGTTTACAAGGCAGTTGTTCCTAATACAAACCAAACTCCTCCTAATCAAGTTTATTGGAATTTTGTACGAGAAGGCACTCCTAGTCAACCGGTCTATTCTGCAGACAATCCATTTCAAATTGAAGATCTGCTATTCTTAGAAAATCGTAATAGAAAATACTCTGAAGATATTTACTTGCTAAGGGGGGTTTATAACGTACAAGACATAGACTTTAACCTCAGCCAGTTTGGCCTGTTCCTACAGAATGACACTATCTTTATCGTGTTCCACATCAATGATACTATAGAAAAACTAGGCAGAAAACTGATCAGCGGAGATGTTATAGAACTACCACATCTAAAAGATGAATATGCGCTCAACGACTTGACCTTTGCATTAAAACGATTTTACGTTATAGAAGATGTTACTCGTGCTGCTGAAGGATATTCAGCAACATGGTACCCCCATCTTTATCGTGCTAAATGCAAACCTTTAGTCGACAGTCAAGAGTTTAAAGATATTCTTGATAAAGCTATGATAGATTGTGAAGGAAATGTCACAGATCAAACTATGAGAGATATCGTCAGTAATTACGAAAAACAAATGCAAATAACCCAATCAGTACTAGATCAAGCAGAATCAGATGTTCTACTCAGTGGCTTTGATACTACCAAGTATTACACCTTACAAAAAGATGAATTTGGGCGTGCTGAACTTGTGACTGCAGATACTACATCAACCGATGCTAGCGAATCTCAACAGGCTACAGATATTGCAGGCAACCCAGTGTTTGATGGCCAAGGCAACCCTGTATTCTTAGAACCGTCTGCTTCAACAGTGTTTGCGAATCCAGATCATAAAGATTATCGAGGATACCTTGTAGGTGACGGTGTTCCGCCTAACGGCGCTGCATTTACTGCAGGTATTGCGTTTCCTATGAGCCCTATAAAAAATCAATATTGTCTGCGAACTGACTATCTTCCAAACAGGCTATTTCAGTTCAGCGGCACTAGGTGGATTAAAATCGACGACAACGTGAGAATGACTATGAGCAATAAGGGCAGTCACGACAACACTGTTTATCGAGGAGACTGGGTTGTTGGAACAACCTACAATACCGGTGATAGCGTTAGATTTAATAGTCTCGACTATGTGTCTAAGGTGGATAACAATCAAGGTAATATACCGGCATTAAATACAACTACTTGGCAGGCTATAAGAATGACACAAAAAACTAGCTTTATTAATAACAGTGATGTTGTTTGCACTATAGATGGTCACGAAGTTAAACAACGCCAGTCATTAAGTAAAGCGTTAAGACCACAGGCGGATGAATAATGGCTGATTACTGGTACGACGGTCAAATAAGAAGATATGTAACACAATTTATGCGTGTGTTTATAGGATTTCAGTACAAGGCCGGTAGCGAGTTAAGATCTATTCCTGTAACCTACGGCGATATGAGTCGTCAAGTTGCTTCAGTGATCAATGAAAATTCTGAAAACAAACTAGCAACTGTTCCTAAAATTAGTTGCTATATATCTGGACTAGAACTAGATACTAGTAGACTCAGCGATGCTACTTTTGTTAGCAAAGCTCATATCAGAGAAAGGCGATGGGTAGAAAACTCACAAGGTCAACGCGAATATCAAAACGTTCAAGGTTCTGGGTATACTGTTGAACGCCTTATGCCGACTCCATTTAAATTGTCCATGAAAGCTGATTTGTGGACATCTAATACTGATCAAAAATTACAAATATTAGAACAATTATTAGTATTGTTTAATCCTAGTTTAGAATTACAGACCACAGACAATTATCTCGATTGGACTAGCCTAAGTGTATTAGATATTAAAAACATTAATCTTACATCTAGGACTATCCCGCAAGGAACTGATTCTGAGATAGACATTTGTACTCTAGAGTTTGAAATGCCGGTATGGTTAACTCCACCTGCTAAAGTTAAGAAACTAGGTATTGTTCAAGCTATTATTTCTAATATTTTTACCGACCAGGGTGATGTCATAAACCTTGAAGAAATAATTTATAATAACGAACCACCAAACGTTCGTGTTCCGTTAACTGACCAATACGGAGTATTGTTGTTTAAGAGTTCAACAGGAAATACTTACAATCTGTCGTTACTAGATAAGGCCGAGGCTGTTAAAAGCCTTGGATTGTCAGAAAAAGATATTAAGACTGGTCCTGGCTTAGATTGGAGCAGCGTGCTGGCACTTAGAGGCGGGTATCGTCCCGGGAGTCAAATTTACTTTACTCAGCCCAGTGGGTTTGATATGATCGGGACCTATGTTATTAATTCTTTAGATCCTAGTACTTTATCGGTAACTTTTGACGAAGGAACAATTCCTACAAATTCTATTATAGGTGCTGTAGATGATCAAGGTCGACGTCTCAGTGGAACCAGTGCAGGTACTATTGATGCCATTATAAATCCCTACAAATTTAATCCTGTTTCTACACCTAATGGAAGATTTTTAGGGGCACGATATTTAATGCTTGACGATGTGAACCCAAATTCTTCCAATGAAGACGGGCCCGATGCTTGGAAAAATCTCGATGGCTCAGATCCAGTGATACACTCCAATAGCATTATTGAGTGGAATGGAAACTCTTGGGTAGAAATCTTTAATCCGTTGACTGCCTTAGGCACATTCTATATCACTAACCTAAGAACTGGCATACAATATCGATTTAACAACGAGCAATGGCTCAAGAGTTTTGAAGGCGAATATCAGTCAGGATACTGGGGATTTATACAAGATCCCTGCTAAGTAGTTTGATGCAACAACGTGCCGGACTTTTATTTCTAGCTAAAGACACTGGTAGAATATTATTGATCTTAGATCAAGATCAAAAATGGACTGTACCGACATTCACAAGAAAAGAATCTCTTTTGGAAGATGCCGAGCCGCTATTGGATTCTTATAGCAGAGGTAAAATTGTACCTATCGAACTTTACCTTAGCGAGGATCGAGGTTTCGAGTATGGTACATATATTTGTTTGGTAGAGTCTGAATTTAACAAAACATCAACAAAAACTATCTGCTGGGCGGCCTTAGAGCAGTTACCTAAACAATTACATTCTGGGCTAACAGCCACGTTAGGTAATCAAATTATTCAAACAAAAATTCAAACAGTGCGTAACGCATTAATATAGCCTATCATTGATTTTGTGTTATACCACAGTATTATGCGAAAATACTAGTCAACTACTTAAAAGAATTAAAATATCTAGATTAATTAAAAAAAGACGGTATTACAAATTAATAGACAATTTCTCAAAGATTGGTAATCGTGTTAACCATTAACCCCTTATGTTGATCTTTCAAAGACGCTATTAATTAACTAAAAGGAATATTTATGATCTTAGTAACAGGTGCATACGGATTCATCGGCAGTAACT